TAATTTCAGCAAGATCTGTGGTTATATCTGCCCAAGAAGAACTACCAGTTAAAGCTTGATCTGCGGTTTTTACCCAAATTTGTGAGTTACTAAGTCCACCAAATCCTGTTGCTGTACCAGAGTTTGTAATAGTTCCAACCACATTTAAAGTTGCTCCTGAAGGTATAGTTATTGTATCTCCTGAAGTTCCTATTTCTAGGGCTGTTCCTGATTGCGGGTCTACTTTATCTACAAATAATGTTGCCATATTATACTACCGTTAATGTTCCATTTACTGTGACTGTTCCTGTAAAACTTACTGGACCACAAAGCATCATATTATCTGTTGCATCAATAGTTAGTGCTGTTGATACAGTTGCTTTGTTTTCATAGCCACCGTTGATTGATTTTATCATTCCGAATTCAATTGAATTTTCTCCAGGTGTAGTCGTACCTACAGCTTTACCTTGGTATACTACATAAACGTTATTAGTTCCTAAAGGAGGAGCTGCGGTAAAAACTAAACTAGTTCCACCTGTTACTGAATAAGCTGAAAACGGATCCTGACGGACGTTTCCAACGTAAACTTCAATTTCGTTAACGTTTCCTACAGATTGTGAAAGTGTAAAAGTTGTATTAGAATTATCGCCGCTGTACTGCGAAGAGTTCATGGTCAATAAATTATTTTTTGGTCTATTTCCTAAATACGCCATGAATTCTCCTATGTACTTATATCATCTACTGCGCCTACTACTGTATCTAAAGATGACGCTGTATCTGATTTGACATACAGTTGATCTCCAGAAGCAAGAACAATCTTACTGCCCCCATCGATTAATTCTAATGATCCGCCACTTACGATTGGCGCATTTTTAATTAGATAGTAATTAGAGCCACCTCTTTCGATATAAGCTTCTACTGTTATTGTTGATGTTAAAACGTTTGCCATTCTCACACTAATTAAACAGTCAATACTATTAGTAGCACCACCTAAAGCGTCTACTGCTGCTGTTCCTGTTAATCTTGTGATATAATTTTTAAAATTCTGTGCCATATTTTCCTTATACTAGAGGGCAATCGACATTGCAATCACAAATCCTGAGCTTACTCCACTCGATGTTGCCCATTCGGGAGCCGTTCCTCCTGAATTCATTTGTAATACCTGAAGTGCTGATCCTTTCGCTAATCTAGCTGGAGTATTATTTGCTGATGCATATAAAATATCTCCGGCTGTTGTTAATGTCATATCCGTAGTTTTAGATGCTGGTAAAGTACAAAATACGTTTAAAGTACCACCACCAAAACTAACCAAGTTATCTGAGTTAGAACTTGTAATCGCAGTTCTAGAAAGAGTATCCGGAGTCGCATCCGTTACTGTACCAGTTCCGACTTCCCAATTAGCAGTTCCTTCTTCATGAATTGCATAATAAGTTGTGTTTCCTGTTCCAACACCAGCAACAAAAGTATCCCAACCTGTTACTGCTCCTGCTAAATTTAAAGTTCCAGTTCCTGATGTAGTACTGGTTTCTCTAACCCTGTCATTTAAAACTAAAGCCATTTTTTATCTCCTATTACGCCATGCTTAAAATAGCATCACCTGGTGTGGATGGATTAGGGAAAGTAATTTTAAATGTACCATTCGTACAAGTTTTATTTCCTCCAAAATCTAACACAACAACTAATCTATCAGCTGTACTGTCTACAGTTGAACTATTATAAATTACTCCATAAGCTGCAGTAAAAGTAGCAGAAGTCCATTCTGTATCTGCAAAGTCAACGGAAGCTACTGCTGTTGAACTTGCTACTGCTTGTGAAGTTAAAGTATTTCCACCTGTAGAGTATCCAGTTCCAGATGTACCTACTTGGTTAGCAGTTCCTGAAGTGTAAACTGTTGAAGCAGTAGAATACGGTGCACCAGATCCAGCTGTATACAAAGCTAATTTAAAAGTGTTTCCTCCAGACGCAAAATCATGATGCGCTGAAAATAAAGAACCTCTAAAAGAGTTAGGTATTACGTTTGCCATATTTATTTATCTCCTTAATAATCTGATGGACTTGGTGATTTGAGAGGTGTACGAATAACTCCATCTTGGAATTCGTCCCTACGTCTTCGACCTTGTTGTTCGATCGCATACGTTTGTAAAGCATCATTAAATTGCTGCTGATAGTATTGTACCATATCTGCAGGTCCTTTCAAGTACCCATATGTATTTATCAAACATCCATATAAAAGTAAATCTTGATATTTATTAGATAGATAAGTTCCGTTTGTGGATGCTGGGGATCCAATAGGGTTTGTACTATCTGTTAAGCTAAAAGGTTGTTTAATATAAGCCATCGTAATCTCATAAGCAGCATTGGGAGTAGGTGCGACAACCCAATATTCAGAGTCCCAATTAGCATAATATTTAGGAATTCCAGACTGAACTGAAGGTCTATCATAATAAGTGGCCATGTATGAGGTATCTTTTTTCTCTAAAAAGCTCTGAACATTTGGTGTAACAGTTGTGTCTAGTAATTGAATATATCTAATAATTCTTAAATCATCCGGAATAGTTACATATCTATTACCAATAACTAAGTTTGAAGTAGCATAAAATCTATTGTCATCATTATCTGCTGATCTATATATTTTATTTTCAGCATTTTTAATAATTGGATTTAAAACAGCACTTGTTAATACCGTGCTACTAACTTCTGTGTAGTTTCTAATATCGTCTTCTAGGTTTGCTAAAGTATATGCCATAATTATCTCGGATACTGATTAGTTTGATTTGGTGGTCCACCAAAAACAAATGCTCCGCCTCCTGTTGCTGTTGAAGTTGCTGCATTAACTAAAGCTAAAGTAAAATAATTACTTACAGTTCTAGTTGATGGTTCTCCAGGATATGGAACAGTTTCAGTAACTCTTGTTATTATATACGATCCATAAACTTTGTCACCTGAAGAATGAGCTACCGCTGTTGTAGAAGAAGGTGTATTGCCTCTTGTTGGAGAAGCTGTTCCTCTTGTACATCCAGTTAAATCGTTTCCTGCTTTACCTGTGTATTGAATGGTTTCACTATTATATAATCCTGTATCAGCATTAATAGATTGAATTACAAAATATCCTGAAGTTGGAAAGTATGTTGCATCTGTTAAAGTAATTGTTGTTGCATTTGCAGTTACATCCCCATTTAAAGTTGTATCTAATTCTAAAGCTGTAATTGGAACACCGCCCACGGCTTCTTTAACTTCGGTAAATCTAACAGCATCACCTGTTTGTCTTTCATTATCTTGTTGATAAACTCTTAAAGTTGTACTTGCATTCGTTGTAGAAAATGGAACATTGTCTAAAGGACTTGCAGTTGGTACTGAAGGACTTCTTGGTCTTGCATGTTGTAAAGCTTGTGCATCTGCACCATGTGGTCTTGGATCGACTTGTGGTTGTTTAGGTTCATATTCTGAAATATGAACTCTTGCACCTGTCCATTCTTTAACCATTTCTAAATATGGAAAAGCCATACCAGATCTATCTGAAATAAATTGTGCGTATTTACCTCTAGAAAATTTTGCCATTACGTCCCCGGATAATATGTTTTAGGTGCTATGTAAGTACTAGAAGGTGAACCATCTTCTTGTAAAGCTCTTTGTAGTTCATCTTCATAAAATAATTTTAATTGTTGTACTCTATCGAGAGCCCATTTTTGTGCAAGATAAAAAGCTAGACCTGCAACCATTGCTGGTACAAATCTATATGGCACATCGCCAACATTAGTGTAAGCTCCTGCATCTTTAACTCTACTAATGTAATATAAGTTTATATAATTAGAAGCTGCTGTTGAATCTGGTGTTGGATAAACTGTAATTGTAGTTTTATCTATGAATCTTTGAACCCAATATTGTGAAGGAGTTCCTTTAGCAGCTTTATTTGAAAAAGCAGCATATGTTGATCTATCAACTTTTGTTAAAGGTGAGTCTGATTGATCTGTTGATGCAGTAGGTGTTGAATAGTTTGTTCTATAACTTGCTTCAGTTATATCTGAGAAACCATATAATCCATTAGTTGGAGAAGTGGTAGCACTTGTACCATCATCAGATGATCTATAGAAAATATATTCAGATTGTCCTTCAACTAAATCTAAATTAGTGTTTCCAACTTCCCAATAATGAATTCCTCTATTTCCCCATTCTTGAAATAGAATGTTTAAAGATCTTCTAGCTGCTTTTAATTGATAACCGGTAACATTTTGTTGACCGCATCTCTCGTAAGCATCTTCGATGACTTCGTCAATTGAAAAGGTAGATTCAAAAGTGGCCGTTGTTGAAATTGCCATTTAATCTCCTATCCGTCGTAAAATACTGTCAATCCTGTTGGACTAGTTCCTGTTATTTGAAAGTATGCTCCATCAGAAAACATAACTCCATTATCTGGAATAAATGGATCGATAGTATCAGCTTTCATATCTAATGTTAATTGAGTAAGTCCGCTAGTAGAAGTATTTTTAAAATACATAATTCCAGCTCCAGCACCTACACCAGTCATTCCTCTAATTCTAGTTCTTCCAGAATGAAAAGTTCCGCTTGTGGCACCACCTTTTATACCTGCTGAAATATCCGTTGTAATAGATCCACTTGCTGTAATACTTGTGACGCTTTTCCATGTTCCAGCTACAGTTACTGTTAAACCTGCTCCTGGTCCAGTAGTTGCGGCACTTGTTTGTGCATCTCCATTAGCATCTGTTCCAACTACCGTAAAAGTAATACCTGTGTTATTAGCACTAGAAGTTAAAGTAACCTGTTGAGCATTTGCCCACGGACCATTATCTAGTAATACTAAAGTTGTTGCAGTGCCAGAAACTGATATTGCATCAGTGTCAGTTACAAAAGTAAATCGTTGTGACTTTATACTTGTTACATTTGGCATTTATTATCTCCTATTAAACCTAGGCTCCCGAAGGAGCCCAGATTAATATTATTATCTTTGTTGTATAGTTTGAACGTAATCAACGTAAAGATCGTTAGCGCTCGTTCCTTTACTCTCAGTCATTATTTTCAATTCCATAGGAAGATCGTCAGGAACAGTTGTTGCTGCTTGTGTTCCTACACAATTACCATCTAGGAAAAGTTTATACTGTGCAGATGTTTGACCTAACTCAGTTCCTGCTGGTTGGAATAAAAATCCCAATCTAACAGAATTATTAGGCATTGCATAAGCAGTTGCACTTTGCGTTGCTACAGTAGAGTTTTCAAAAGTATAGTTACTTCCCGCAGCTGAATCTAACAT